ATTACAAAGTTGAATCCTGTGATTGCTTTTGCTTTGTCATTGATCATTGCAATCATTGTACGAATTACATCATTAATCTTGTTAAGTGCGAACTCTTTATCGTTAAGTTCTTCAAGGATAGCCTTATGAGTATTTTGTAACTCAACTTTGTTATCCCATTTGTTCTTAAGAATGTATTGCTCACTCATTAATTGGTCTATTTCTGCAATTCTTTGATTGTTGGCTTCTATGTCAGCCTCATATGGATTAACGTTGTTTTCTTTTAATTCAGTAATATTTGATTCAATAGTTTGAATTTGATTTCTTAAATCTATAATTTCTTCATTATCTACAACATCGTACTTGTGAGCTTCTAATTCTTGTAAAGTACTATTTAGTGCATCTAGTTCTGTAGTATCTACCTTGTAATTAAATTCAGCTTCTTGAATGTCCTTGATTAATTGGTTAACTAAAGACTGCTTATTAAATACTTGAGTAGATAATTCATTTACTTTATTCTTTATTGAATCAACTTCTTGTCTAGTAGCCTTGAATTGACTGCCTAACGCATCTAATTCATCTTGTAGGATTGATATTGCATTTGTTAAAGTTTGAATATTAATAACGCTAGTTGGTAACATTGCCTCATGTTCTTGATTACAATAAGGACAAACCACCATAAACTTGGAATGTTCTTTTAAGTTTGCTAAGTCACTTGATTTAGCCTTAATCATATCTTGCTTGCCCTTGCCCTTAATTTGTAGGCTCTTAAGCTCATTTTCTTTAATAGTTAACTTTAGTCTCGTATCTGCAAGGCTACGCTCTAAAGAATGTAATTCACTTTGTTCAGTTTCAATTTCCTTGTGACCTTGTGAAAAATGCTCTTTTTTTGCATTTTCATTTAAAGCCTTAATGTTATTAATCTTTTCTTTTAAATCTAAAATTTCAAGAGATTTAACTTGAATTTGCTTATTTTTAACATTATCTATCTTATCTAATAGTTGTTGTTTCTTATTTTCTAAATTAATAATTGCATTTTCATTAGTAGTATTCTTGTATTTTCCGTTTAACTCATTTAATGCGTTACGTTCTTCTTTTAATTCATCTAATGTACTTGGATTAAATTCTTCTACATCATTAAATAGTTTCAACTGAGACTTACAAGATTCAAGGCTCTTATTAGTATTTGCTACTGCATCTTTGTAATTCTTGCGCGCTCTTGTATAATCGCCTTGATATTTAGTCTTAACTTCATCTATAAGGTCAATTGCATTTGGCTCTTGTTCCTTAAGTTCTTCCTCAGAGATACTGCAACCCATTGCAACAAGTAACGCTCTTAAGTCTTTGTAATCTAACTTTAATAATGCGTATAATGGATCAGTCATCAATCTTGATTCATCAATCTTTAGCTTAGTAAATACAGGTTGGAATCCTAAAGCACCATATAGGTTAGGATAAAATTCCTTTTGTGCTACCTTACCGCCATTTATATAGAACTTAGCTTCGTGACCTTTACACTTGCCATACTTATCAAAGTTGCGCTTATAATTCATTTGGTATTCAGTGCCGCTTGTTAATGTAATCTTAATTACTGTTTCTTCATTTGAATTTGCATCAGTTCCATAAGGAATAATTGATTGTATGTCTTTTTCATCTGACCCGTACTTATCAGTTAAAAGACTACCTGTTAATAATACGTTTAACGCATTTAATAAATTTGACTTACCTAGTTTGTTCATACCTACAAATAGGTTAGTCTTACCGAAATCAAACACCTGGTGTTTGATATTTCTAAAATTAATTACTTCTAAATTTTTAATCATTGTGTGTTCTCCTTTTTATTTTTCTATATATGATTCAATGATGTCACGCTCATGTTGACCGAATTTAATTCTATATTGATGGTTTAATTCAGCTTTATGCCTTAACTTATAAGCGTATCTTAAACGCTCCTTGCCATCGAATATTTTGCTATATATAAAATCGTGTACTTCTTCTGGTGTACCAATCTTATATCCCTTTTGACTTGATACAATTGTTTTTTGAATCGTATCATCCATATTGATGTCCTTAACATCAAATTCAATGTCTCTACAAGTTCTAGTCTCGCCCTCTTTAATCTCGTACCAATCGGGAAGAGCATTAACTATTTCTTGTTTACTGACCCATTTTGTAATATCTTCTAAAGCTCTTTTCTTTAAAAGATTGTATAATTCCCATTGTCTTGTGTTCACAATTTCACCTCCAAAAGTTTACTACGAGTTAACTTCTTCGGTAAAAAAAATATCAGATACTTCAAGTGCCTTAGCAATTAAGATTAACTCATTAGCTGTTAACTTACGCTTGCCTGCAAGTATCTTAGACATCGTACTTTTATCAATGCCTGTTTTATCACAAATGAACGCTTGGCTTATGCCATGCTCTTCAACATACTTTTTTAGTTTTACTTCTGCTTCCATATAATTACCTCCTATCTATATTCTAGTATTATGAAAGGATGCTCCTTTTGCAACTTAGCCATACTTTCAAGAGTTGCAACTTTCAAGTTGATTTCTCTTGTTTTTTGGTTAGTTAAGAATTGAACTCTTACAATCATATTTATTCCTCCCATTCAAATTTTTTAGATTTAATACTACATTCTTCATCACTATCAACTGATAATATAACATATTCATCATTCTCAACTGAAGTAATGAAATCATTTATAGAAGTATAAGAAGCAAATTCATTTAATGCTTCTTCTAACGTTTCATAGCTTCCTACACAATAACTACTTCCTTTTAAATTGTCCCTGTAATCATAAATATAAACGGTTAAAGTATATTTCTTCATAATTTTGTCCTCCTAAATTTGTCAACTTTTGTTTGCTCTCAGTTAACTATTACACCTATAGTATATCACATAAAGTTTCTATGTCAACAACTTTTGTTTCTATTTTCGCAACTTTTTTCTATATTTTGGCAACATTGTTATAATATGAGTGTAAAATACCATTATTTAATATAAAATAACATTTTTTATTTAGTAATTATTAAGGCTATGACTGATATACTACTAAAGTATTATTAATAAAGGAGCATTTTATATGAACAGGTTTAAAGAATTACGAATCGAGCGTGGGCTTACTCTTCAAGAGTTGGCAGATGCAACTCACACAACAAAGTCGGCATTGTCACTTATTGAAAATGGCAAACGCAGTCTATCTATCCAATCGTTAAAATTATATGCTGAGTTTTTTGGAGTCAGCACTGACTATTTACTAGGTGGAGATGATGAACGCACACCTATTAAAGATGAACTAAAGGATAAGATAACACAATTAACAAATAATGAATGTAAAATAACAAGTTGCTTTATTACATTCTTATTAGCACAAAGGAGCAAATATAATGAAAAATAGAGCATTAGAAATCGCAGCAATGAAAGGCTACGAATCCATTTACGAGATTGCAATTGAAATGAATTGCAGTATGGATGAAGTTGCAGCCTTAATTAACAAAAAAGAATGCAAGGAAGAAACAATAGATAAATTCTGTGCATTCTTTAAAGTAACACATGAATATTTATTATGTATGACCGAAGTAAATAACTATGAGCGTTTATAAGGATAAGGAACGAGGCACTTATTTTTATGCTTTCAACAAAGTAGTTGATGGAATCAAGTACTATAAAAAGAAACGAGGCTTTAAATCCAAAATTGAATGTAAGAAAGCCGAACTTGAAGAAATAGATAGATTAACTAACGGAATTATAAAAATTAAAAATAAGCCAAAAATGACCTCGTTAAATCAACTATATAATATATATAAGGATTATATTAGCAATAAAATAAAGATAACTACATTAAAAGGCAAAGAATTAAAGTACAATAAATACATAAAAAATACTTTAGGCACTATGAATCTAAAGGATATTAATTCAAGCATCATTAAAGATTGGAAAAATAACCTGGTGTCATTGAACTATACCGAGCTATACACAAACCAAGTTATATTAGTTCTAAAGGAATTAATAAAATATGGCATAGCAAAGAAATATATTTATGATGATGCCCTACTTGATGAATTAGAACGAGTACACACCAACAATCAAATAAAAGAGCGTAGCATATGGTCTATTGAAGAGATAGACCTATTTTTATCTTCTTTCGATAAGTCAAATAAAAAAGAGTATGGCTATTGGTTATACTTCTATACCTATTCAAGAAGCGGTATGAGACCAAATGAATTTAGATGTTTACAGGTCCAAGACATACAAGGAGATTATTTAAGCGTAAACAAAAGTATGACCTCAAAGCTAGGCTCTGACATGATAACCACAACAAAGAATCCTAATTCAGTTCGCAAGGTGTTAATGCCACACAGTATTATTGAATTGCTTTTAGAGTACACAAAGGGATATGATCCAACTCATTTTATTTTTGGCAAACGAAAACCATTTAGAGAAACTAACCTTAGGAGATGGCTTAACATTGGTACTAAAAGGGTAGGATTGAATCCAATTACAATGTATTCGTTCAGACATAGCCACGCAACCCATTTAATAAAAAGTGGTATCTCTATAAAGGCAGTATCTAAAAGACTAGGACATAAAAACACTTCTACAACTATAAATGTATATTGGCACTTATTAGATGATGAGGAAAAAGAAATATTAACAAAAATATAACACTTTTATAACATTTGTTGCCATAAAAGTTGCCATATTGCTTTTATAAAAAGAAAAAAGCCCTATTTTTAGGGCAAATTTTAGCTTTTGGTGGAGCTGAGGGGAATCGAACCCCTGTATACAACCTAATCCATAGAATGCTAAATTTTGCATAATCATAAAACATAAGTTGCCAAATAGATTGCCACCTTTCTATAATGATAGAATTACTACGTAATACTATCTTTATCTTTTATATAATAGTATATAAAGTATAATATATAAATAAAAAAAGGCTACCCAATATCAAGGTAGCCTCATTTGTTATAATCCTTTGTTCTTGACAAGCGTTAGCATCTCATTCTTTTTCTCCTCTAACTTCTTATCATATTTTTCTTTATATTCTTTTTCTAAATCCTCTCGAGTTTGTTTTTCAATCTCTAAGTTCTTTCGATATGCTTCAAGGATTAAATCTCCATAACTCTTTTCGTTGTGGTCGTGTGTCCAATTAACATAGTCTTTTAAAATTCTAGTTCTATTTTGTAGGACCATAATATAGTTGTTTTCAAATATCTTTTTACCTGTCCAAAGACCATATACTAAATTACCTACAATCATACCAATACGGATAATGTATTTAATCATTACTACAATCCAACCATTAGCCTGTTCTAATAGTTCGTTTGTACTTGGTTGAATCAAGAATAAACCCATCAAGACAGTTATCATAGTAACCAATGCAAACTTTGTGCTACCTTTGATAGATACATCTCTTGCGGTTTGGTTTTCAACTTTCCACTTTTCATCTTCTGATGCACCAACATTTAAGTAAGGCGTGAATACGTGTTCATTAACTGCAGGATATGCTTGGTTAATTGAATCTATGTTCTTGTCTATATAATCATCACTCTTTAAGCGTTCAAGCTCACATCTACGGATATAATACTTTTTAGCCTTTTCATCTTTGAAAGGGTAGTTGTCCATTTGTCCGCTATCGATTGCATCTTGGAAATTCAATTTACAATAGTCTTTAGAATGCTTATCAAGTCTATATAACTTCTTATCAATAGATTGCTTTATTTTCTCTTTTTTAATGCTAGGATTTAAGAATCTATTAATGTATTTAGAAAATGAATCCATTTTGAATTTAAGCCATTGTCTATATACTTCTAGTTCATCGAAGTAATCCTTGCTTGATACTTCTAATCTTGCGATTGAGTAAATGATACCACCAATTAACGCAATACTATATTGTGCTGACTTAATAAAAGTCTCGCTCCAGAAGTCGATTGTTTTAATTTGAGCTAACGAAAATGTTAAATGTGTCCAATCCCACATACTACCTAATAAAGTTAGTATAAATACAAGCAATACCTCTATTGAGGTGTATAATGCTATCTTTCTATTTTTTGTTTTCTTATCCATAACTTTTTCTCCTATATATTATAAAAGGAATAAATCCTATTGTTTCTACTTCAATTTTTAATTTTTACAATAAATGTGATAAAGAGGCAACCTCGATATAGATTACCTCTTAAATCACTAAATTTTAAAATTTAACTTTATTACTTCTTCGAGCGTTTTTGATACGCTCTTGCTTTTCTAATTTATCTACTTCTTCATTAGCCTTGAATTGTACTCTAAGGCTCTTTAAACCTGTATAATTAATTAATAATGCACCAATCCAACAATAACAGCATGCTTGAATTGTACTGCAAGCTAAATCAGCATTGACCTTGATTAAATGAATTAACCATAAACCAAGCAAAGGCAAGATCATTGCAATTACAAGCTCGATTGAATATCTAAAAATTTGTTGCTTTTTAGTTTGTTGTGGTAGCATCTTAACTAACCATAATAAAGCGCGCCAACCAACAGTAACTACAATAATGATTGTAATTAATCCTATTGCAGTAAGTTTGAATGATGATTGACCGAATATATTGTATTTAGCACATACAATAATAACAGGAACGATACAAGCACATACTAAATAAGCAAATGCCCATATAGCAGTAACTAAATAGAGCTTCTTTTTAGTCCAAGAATCTATGTCATTAAAAAACATAGTATCACCTCTAGTCTTCGTTACGCTTAGTTATTGCATCAAGTTCTTTTTTGATTTCCTCAGTATTGGCTCTTACTTGTTCCTTTCGTTCTTCTGTAAGATTGTTAAACATAGCAGTTACCATTTCTCTTAACGCATCAATATTTTTAGTAACATATTCATTTTGCTCAGTTAAAAGGTCTCTAGTTTCCTGTTCTTGAGCTTCCTTGTTTTCTTTAGATTCAGCAGTTGCATTTTTTAACTTAACGATTGCAGCGACTAAACCAATGATTAAAGATATAAATGTAATAACAGTTGTAATAGCAGATACACCAAGTATTGTTGTCACTTGGTCTCTTAACTTAATTAAATCATCCTTAGATAATGACTTAATATAATCAATGGCACTTTCTAAAGCTGTCTTTTCAGTAGATTCAGTTGTTGCTACCTCTGTAGTTGTAGTAGTATCTTCTTCAACCTCTGTAGTTGTAGTAGTTGGCTCTACTTCTTTTGCATAAACGTTGTTAGTTTGAGCAATGAATAATCCAAATGTAAAAACTAATGCAAGTGCGAATAATACTTTAATTAATCTCTTTTTCATAATTCTTCTTTCTCCTTTTTTATTTTACTTTAGTAGTTAAATTAATAAGCTGATTTTCTAACTTTTCAACAGTCGCGTTTAATGTAGCAACTGATGTATTTAGTTTATCAATAGCGGTTAACAAATTACCCTCATTTAGTTTAAGGTTAATATTGTCTTTTTCTAAAGCCTCAATTTGAGCTCTTTGTTTATTTATAACAGTTGTAAGGGTAGGGTAATCAGTAGCGATTACCTTTCCCTCACTTGTGATTGTGCCATAAGGTACTTGCAGTTCTCCAATTTGTTTGTACTCTACTTCTTTTGTAGTAGTATTCTTGATGACTGCAATATCATTCTTTCTTAATTTCATCATATCCCTAGTATCTCCTTTGCTGCTTTTTTGCATTCTTTACGATATGCTTTCATTTCATCTCGTTCTTGAATGTATTTAGGGTTGTCCATCTCATCAAGATAATTGTTGTTGATTGCTTCAACTTGGTCTTCTTTGTATTCTTGTCTAAACAAATCTTTAACAACTCTGCCATAGACTTGTTCAGCTCTAGGTGTACCCTTAACAAATTCAACAATGTCCTTTAATTCATTATCTCTAATTTCCATTATTTAGCCACCTCTTTCAAGTATTTAAAAGTTGATGTAGTATCTTGGTTATTGGTATTAACAAGAGTAATTGAACCATTAGAATATGCTTCAAACTTAACAAATTGTGATAGGTCTATGTCGGCTTCTATTGGGGTTGCTAGTTCGTAAACTAGATATACACCACTCATAGCAGTTTTAAAGGCACTAGGCTCGGTATAACTTGTATTATAAAATTGAACGTGACCAGTTGTAGCAACGCCTAAAGTCAAATTAGTTGTTAGATTATAAACATTATTAACTGTATCAACGGTATATAAATCACTTAAAGCAATTACTTTTGTTCCGTTTGTAATAGCATTTTTGATGATACCTATTAAACTACTGGTTTGAAACCAGCCATCTCTACCGCTTGTACTTGCTTTTTGATAAGTCAATGTACCTAAATCAACGATACCAAAACGCTTAATAGCCTTATAAGGTGTAATTTCATCAGCAACGTTGCCAACACCCTTAATACTACCATCAGCAAACAACTTGTTGCCGCCACTATCTTCTATTGAAGTTAGGTCGATTGGTAGGGTTGTAGGTTGAATGTATGGTTGATATGTGTTTGAATTTGTAGTCGATACCATTAAACCAATACAGATTGTATTTGCAGTAGGTATTTTAATCATAATATAACTATCTCTTGTTATTGTAAATGAATAACCATTTGTTGCAGTTTTATATGATGAACTAGGATAATATCCATCAATTTCATTATAAAATTTGAACTCTATATTACCTCCGCTTAAAGAAGTAAAATTCAAATAATAAGTTCCTGCTTTTAAAAATCCTATCTTTTCTACATTTTCCCAAGTTCTAACATCAGTAGTGATAGTAGTAATAGTATTACCATTTATTGAATAATAACTAGAATTGATTAATGATATATCTATCTTGTTTTGTCCCTCAACCTTTAACCCACTTAACTCTAGGTTGTGGATACCATCGTAGCCTACTTTAAATTCACTAGGTGCTGTCGAGCCACTTACGAGCATTGGTTTGATAGTTCCACTTACTGATGTGCCACTTGTTATCGCAATACCATAAACATAATTACCATTTAATGTAATTGTTCCACTATCGCTCTTAACGGTTACAACAGTTGTCCATTGTCCATCTAATAAGAATACAAAATAAACGCTATTAGATAGTGCTTGACTACCAAAATTCTTAAATGTATATGTTCCGTTAAAATATGTTAATGAAGATAATGTAATTGTCAAATTCGCAGTAGCACTATCATTTACATTTATAGCACCATTAGAAATTGAATAAGTAACACCTCTATCAGTAGTTTGTGCAGTATCAGTTAAAATTGCTAAATTCTCACTAACCTTACTAGCACCATAGATTTTATCCATTGTGGCTTGAATTGTGTTTGCAGGTGTAGGCAATAACATTGTTGTGCCATTTATTGTTTCAACACTTAAATCATAAGTACCAAATTCCCATTTCAATTTTTCAATAGAGTTATCAGTATAATTTTTGCTAGTAGTAAGCACTGCTTTTAAATTCTTTCTATAGGTTGTATCCATTAGTTAAACACCTCTCCTATTAAAGTATCCATTTCTGCATCAGTCATAAACAATTCAGTACTTGCGTTGGCTGTATCAATTATATTATTGCCATTTAGAGTTAAGCCGTTTGTCATTGACAACTCTAATTCCTTATCGTTTGTGCTATCTTCATCATTGCCTGCTTTTAATGTAATCCAATTCTTACAAACTCTTAAACTACCATAATTGTCAGTATCATTGTCTTCTATATAAGCCCAAAAACCATTGTAATTTAATTGAAAAATGCCATTTACATCATAAGGATTGCCTGCACTTGTATTTGTTCCTTCAAATGTAAAATAAGGGTAGTTATAAATACCACCATAACATTGATAATTTACATCACTTGAAGATTTTTTATATATACTATAAACGCCTTGATTACTAAACCATAGATTTGAATAACTACCATCATTAAAGTCGAGCTCATCAACGATTAGATTTGAATATTGCTCTCTTCGTGTACTAGTTCCATTTGTATAATTTACTATATAGCTCTTATCATATAAGTTAGTTGCATTTATTGTCTTACTTACATAATTATCTAGGCTACTATCTTTATAATAATTTATATATAAATAGTCAGCATAAGCATTTATTTGTGCTTTATGGTTTGAGCTATCTTTAATAGCCCAAAAAGTATTATTAGTAAATGTCTTTGCTCCTGATATTGTTTGAGTTCCAGTTAGGCTTACATATTTTGCATCACTTTCAGCCTTTGAATAACTATCTCCATACTTGCCTATGTATTGCCAAGCACTACCAGTCCAATTGTAAACAGTTGCACTATTATCGTGGTCGCTATCGCTTAGTACTTCTACCTTATCATTTGCTTCAAGTACGCTTGTATCATAGTTATTTAATGCTGTTAAATCAGCCACAATATCTGCCAAATTTTGAGCAGCATTAATTGCATCTATTTGTGATTGCAAACTTGTATCAGCATTACCTCTTGCAGTGCTTTCAGCAGTTAAATCTAACCCTAATTGAGTGATTTGATTTTGTAATGCTGTATCAGCATTTTGTCTAGCAGTTGTTTCGGCAGTTAAATCATCTTCAATTACTACATCTTTACCATTAATATTTATTGATTGTGGTGCAATAGCCAATGTATTAGTATTAGTGCCATCAGTTGCCTTTATTGTAACATAGTTGGCTGTTTGCTTTTGCTCTGTGGAATTACTTGAATTCTTAGAAGTAATAGTAAGAGTTGTTGTTGCTGCTGTTCTATTTTCGTTATTGTTAGCAGCACTTGAATCAACTGCGCTTGAGATACCATTACGACCTTGAGATTGAATTGTGCTATCAGTATTAGATTCAACTCTTGCAGTAAATAGTGTACCTGTATTTGCTAATGTGACTGTATTTTTAACTGCATCAAGTTTATTACTTAATTGAGTTGAATAAGATGCAACTTGATTAATAAGGTTATCCATCTTTGTGTTTAGGTCAGTTAGCACTGCATCTGCATCTGTTGTATCTCCAATAATAAATGTAGCTTCATCATCAACTGAGACACCCTTTTTAACATCAACGCAAATGCTACCGATTGCCTTTTTAGATATAGAACTATTAGTATTAACTACGCAATAATAAACGATTAATTCAGTACGACCTACTGCGAAGTTATATCCATTTTCTTTAGTTAGTAAAAATTCATAAGTTGTTGTAGTTGAAGTTGAAGTAGTATCGTCAGCATTGAATGGTCCTAAGTTTCTTCCATTAGGTGTAATGCATGCAAGTAATACATAAGCATTTGAATTTATTGGTGCTTTAATCTCTAGTGTTGTTGCGAGATCATCACCACGATAAATTACACCATTGCCTAAATCTACCTCATCTAAGCAAACATTAGTTAAGTTAATTGTAGCTTTAATTGTATTTATCATTTCTTCCTCCTTATTTATTATTCAGTTTCTTTTGATACTTTCATTGTAAACGTTAATCTTTCTCTAGCATCTTTATAAATGTACATTGCATTAGTAGTTTTTCTAATGTAGTTCTTACCGGTTAATGCGCTTGTATCAGGCATTGCCTCAGACATTTCTTTAGTAATAGGTTCTTGCATAAAGATAAAGTTCAATCTATACATACCACAAGCTTTACCCTCACTTGCATAAGGTATATCTCTCATTTCTCGCTTCGCACCTGCCGCGCTTGTTGGTAAAGACTGCGTATCCATTGAATATTGGTCTAGTGCTTCTATATATAAGTAATAGTCATCACCTGCAGTCATAACAGTTGCACGCTTAATAGTTCTAGTAATCTCAAGCGGTCCATAAATACTGTCATAATATGTCACTAATTCTAATATTATTCCATATTCGTTATCGTGGATAAGATTCCATATTACAGTTGATTCAACATGATTAAAAATAGGTCTTGTCACAATCGAATTTATAGGGTATTTAGTGCTTTCAAACTGATAAGCAACACCTATCGCATCAGCAATCTTGTAATAAGATTCACATAGGTTTAATTGTGCTATAACTGAGTTAGCTGAGTAAGTCTTTTGAATACTCATTAAATAATAATAAATATAGTTTCTAATTATTCTATTGCCTACAGTTGGGTGTCTTGGCAATGTTAAATCGTATTCAAGAGTTATTTCAGGTTTGCCTAATTGCTCATTAGATTCATCCATATTCTTGATTAACTTATTGAAATCAATAGGATTCGCTGTATTGTTATAAGTTCTTGAAAGAGCTTTATAACTATTCTCGTTGATTGGTGTGCCATTTTTATAGTCAATAATCTTTGGCGCAGTAATAGGTACGCAAGTAACATCGAAGTACAATTCAGTTGGATTGTTGTTGATTCCGTAATTTGTAGGCGATAAACTAATATTCAAGAATGAGTTATCATCTAATACTGGTAAATTAATCGAAGTTCCTGCATGTTCCAAGCACCAAGTCTTATCTAATGTGTCAAATACATTACCACTTGAAAAAATCCAAATGGAATAACGACCATTTAAGTTGCCTATGGAATTACCACCCTTTGAATAAACCGCATATTGTGTCTTGTTATTTGCGCTTAATCCATTCCATACATCACTTTCAAGTACCCTTGAGCTCATGTCAGCATCGTGTGTTACTCTGCCTGTATGACCTTGTATACTTTCAACTCTACAACTATTATCACGGAATACTGTTATTTCAAGTTCAGTATCTAAACTAATACTCCATTCTAAAAGTGTGTCTTTCCAATATACAAACGGATTAACCATAACACCATTCATTGGTATTAACCAATCATCAAATGTCATTATTTCTCTTATAGTGTAATCTTGCCACCAAAGTCTTCTTCCCTCATCCCAAAATAAATGCGAAGTAGGACAAGGTGTGTAAAACTGACCATAATAATCGCCTATATCAATATACAAGCAATTCTTACAATTTACACTTGTTATACTTTCAACATTAGTAGGAAGTACAATCTTTGCATTATCCTCAGTTAAACCAACTTCATCACTTCTACAAGTCAAGGCTTTAAAGGTAATAGGTGAATCTCTATCTACTACATTACTTGCCTCAGTCTCTAAATATGCACCATAATCGGCTGAATTTTGACTTATTGTATCGTTTAGTATTTGTGCCTCAATCAAACTATAATCATCAGTTATACGCTTAATATCGATAGTTAATGTATTTGTTGTAGTATCAATGCTACAAGTAGGCTTGTAAGGTGTATCGTATTTAGAGCATATTTCAAGTAAAATGCTCCATAATGTAGCACCATTACCAAAAATATATTCATTGCCAACTTGATTTAATACATTTTCTAAAACTGAATTGATTGTAAATGTAATACCATATTTTTGAGTAAACAAATCACATAGCTCTTGAATCTTAACATAATCAGTTCTACTGTTTTTTGAAAATGATTTAGTGCCTAATACATAGCATTCTAATATTGATTCAATACTCATTATGTTTATTTGATGGCTGTAATAAGTTGGCATTGAAAGATATGCAGTTGCCTCACTTGATATTTCATATTGAATATAATCAGTGCTAGAAGTTCCTATGTGCGCAAGCGTGTAAGGTGGTATATTATATCTAAACTTATTTGTGATTGCTTGAGCGCTACCACTGCCAAATGCTTGGTCTATTCTTTCTTGGATAGTGACTGAACCAACTATATCATCTGATAAGTCTACCCATTCGTTATTGTGATGTATTGCGAAGTACATTATCTTCTATATCCTCCTTTACCGCCTGTTCTAGCCTCAGCGCGAGCTTGTTCTTTATCTTGCCAATGCTTATCTATAGAGTAATCAATTGCGCTTGTTCCTATATCTAGTGCTACCGCAGCCAATGCTAAATAAGGATTAGCCATTGCCATTGCACCATAGGCGGTTAATTTACCTGCAGTATTTACTATATTTTGATTCCTTGAATTTGCAGTCCATTTACCTACATTTGAAGTAACATAAGATGCGGTTCTTGATAATCCCATAACTGCGACTGCACTTAAAGCTGCACTTTTTTGATTGTCTTTAGATTGCTTGGTCTTTTTATCTACGTCTTGAGGTGTAGTTCCTTGTGCTTTTGGTGTACTTGGTACATTTACTGATTGCTGTCCTGTTTGATCCTTAATAACGACTTCTATTTTAGCCATTATTACTTAAATAGTTCTTACTGCCATTTACAAAGGATAATGTTACTTGTAAGAATCCACCTGTATTAGTGTTTTCATTAATCCCTTGTAACTGCAATGTAAGAGTCCTTTCTTTAATACCATTGTTATATACAATAGTGTAGTTCTTTTTAGAACGTTCCTCGTTCATTAAGGTTGACAGCAATGTATTATTGAATATAGCCATGCAAACAATATTTAATTCATCATTAATTTGTGTAACTGTTCCATCAGTAGTAGCATCAGTAGTGCTTTTATATACTCTTCCCTCGATTGACTTTCTTAAGCCATAGGTAATATTGACTTTAGCAAGTATTGGTTGATTGTTAATTGTAACGCTTATATCATCACTTGAAACAAGGTTATCGTAAACGGATGCAGTAATAAGCATTGTCTTTAGTACTACATCAACTTCAACGTTATTGAAGTCAGCGCTTACAAAATCACCATCACTGCAAGACCCAAACATTAAACGCGCAGCCTGTGAATTTGTATCACCTGCAACAACTGAGCCATCTAATGCCCTTAAAGTGTTTAAATTTAGCGTTTCTCTTTGTACTACCTTAATATCATTAGGAATTGCGAATGTAACGCTTATTTGTTCATTATTTAGCCTTGTATCACCTAAATAAGTAGTATCTACATTATCAACTCTTAAGACTGCTAAAATAGGTCTTTTATCTTCATCACTTACTACATAATCATCTGTGATTAGGCTTTTCCAATCGAAATCTTTATTATTGTTGTATTTTATAATGTAATTGCCATCTCCTAGATTCTCTTCTAGGAATTTGCAAATGTTATCGTATATCATTTTCTTCTTCGTCCTCCTCAGCTTCTTCGGCTGCAACATTGAGCTTTAATGCATTCTTTTTAGCCCATATGGCTATAGCATTATTTACCCAATGATAATTTGGATTAGAAATAGTAGTATAGTTTGGTGTATTGCCATTTCGTTTACCTTTAGCATAAACTTGCAATGTCTTTGCGAAGTTTGTAGTTGCTGCGTATTCGATAGTAGCACATTTACCATTTATCTCTTTACCACCATTATTACCAATTGTTATAAAGTATTCACTCTCAGTACCTTGCACTTTTAAAATTGACATTCTAAGCGCTCCTGAATCAACAGGGCAATATTGCTTAAGTATTTCTCTTAAATCTAAAGCAAGCTCATATTTCACGCTATGCTAAGCCTACTTTCATACCGCCTGTAAAATCAAACACATTGCCCTTGAATCTTCCTTGTTGCTCGTTGTCAGTCTCAGGTCCTAAAGCTATTACTTTTCTTGTTTCCCCTTTTAGTAGCAATCTATCGTTAATTTCTATTTCAGCCTTTCCGTTAACTCTTATTGCCTTTTGTACTTGCATAAGGTTTAGTCCTTGTGAGGCTTCAATTAATCTACAATCATTTTCGTTCAAGTATTCATATTTGAATATATTTCCTTTTGTGAGATTTTTGCCAAAATTAACATCATTAGTTCTTTCTTCTCTATTATTTCTACCCATATAACTATCACCTCAATATGCGCATATTCCAAAGTATTTGAACTGCTTTAGGTGAGTATGCATTATTAGGATTATCTTTTGAGGCACTAGCATCAGCATCTCCATTATCATAAGTAAATATAATGTGTTCTATTAAAGCTCTTATATATTCATCGTGATACTCTTGTTGCTTTGCAGTTGGATTAGTCATACCAGATATTGACATATCTTGTAAGAACTTATCAGTCCACACCTTGCCTCTATAAGTAGTAATTAAATCATTTAATGAATCAGTACAACCTTGTAAGAAGTCATCTACTGCATCTTCTAAAGTTGCGAAGTGTACTGCATCAAGGATACCATTATCATTTAGGTTATATCCTCTTTTAGTTAGTTTAGTTGTAATATCTTCTCTTGTGATTATTTGTTTATAATCCATTGCAACCTCCTTATATAAAAATAAAGGGTGATAAATTAATACCACCCTTTAAATTGTAATGCTACTATTCAGTTAATAAACCGAATGCCTTTGGCTCTAATACTGCGTAAGCCTGTGCAACACGACCCTTAACGAATGCACCACCAACAACGTTAGCATCACCATTACCATCAACGATAGTAGGTTCAACCTTGAAAGCTGTTGGGTTAGCACCATATAAAGGATGACCTACTACACCTAGAATCTTCTTTGCAGAAGCACCCTCGCCTACGTTGCCTGTAACAAGGTTAGTAGTCTTAACTAAGAATCCTGCAATCTTAGCAATGTAGCCTTGAATTACTAATTCTTGTGCTAAGTCTCCCTCTTTGATTGCCTTGTTAGAAGCCATAATTGCAGCTTCACCATCACCATTAACAATGATGTATCTTCCTTCTTTTGGTACACCTTGATTAGTTAACTTTCCGCCTAACTTAGTTAAAGCCTCGTAAACATCTCCAGTGCCTACTGATTGAGTAGCACCTGTGTGCTGATATCTTGGGTCACCAGATGCAAACGCATTGCCTGCTTCATCCTTACCTTGAGCACCATTGATTAATACTGTCATACCTGCCTTGTTAGAAGATAATGCTACTGAGTAAGCACCTCTTTCTAATGCATCTTTCTTTTCATCATAAGAAGCTGTTGCGATGTTGAATCCATCTAAATACTTGTTAATGAAGAAGTCATGATTGATATTAACTGTAATATAAGCGTTTGAATCATATGTTGGAGTATTTGCTCCAATGTTTGTACGATTATATTCAGAAGCTTCTTCATCAAATGTTAAAGGTACGTTAACTGCTGCACCTCTTGCATCTCCCTCGAATGGGTGTGCGAATAATCCGTCTAATACTAATTGTGAACGTAGCTTTGCTGCTACTACTTTTCCATATTCTGTTTGTCCTGTAAATGGCATTTTATTTTTCCTCTTTTCTTTCTAATATTTTTTTAAAATTTTAAATTAGGGTTTTCAGCTTTGTATCTTGCTAAAAAGTCTCCCTCAGGTCCTTGTGTATGGTCCTGTGGTGTCATACCTGGATGCGGTGTATCTTTACTTTCGAATAGGTCTCCATATTTAGCCTTGAAACCCTTAATAGATTCATCTAATCCTGTGTATGTCTTTTTATCTTCATCGTAGCCTACACCCTGTGCATCCCAATCAATCTCTTTTACGAGTAAGTCTGGATGCTTGCAACCAACACTCTTTAAATAATTGATACGCTTTTCACTAAGTATGTTAGCCTCTGTATCAGCCTTGAACTTAGCAAGAATATCATAGTCTTTGTATTTCTCTTGGCTAGCCTTAATTTGACTATCTAACTCAGTATTGCGAGTTTGTAACGCATCTTTATCCTTTTTTAAAGTGTCGATTTCACTTTGTAATGCTGATTTAGTATTGTTGATGTCCTTTCCGTTTTCTTCCATAACCTTATTGATTATTTCATCAGCTAATCCTAAATCCTTTAAAAATTCTCTTTTCATTTTCTTTCCTCCTACGCTTTTGTACGTGTTTTGCATCACTTGAATTTTGTTTTAAATTTACGAGAATTTGCTATTTCTTTTACGTTGTAATAACTCTCAACAAGTAAAATAAAAAGGGCTTAAATGCCCTATTATTTATTCATTTGTAGATACCATAATTGATGCAATCACCAATATGGCTGCAATAACTAAGTATCTCATGGCTTGAACTCTCTTTCAACTTCTGTGATTCGAGTACGCCATCTATACTCAGGCAAATTGTTATTTTTACAAAATGCTTGGTATTTGTCTTGATAGAATTTACTCATTAATTGATTGTATTGCCTTTGGGTAAATTCTTGAAATTCCCCAGTATTTGGGTTTTTACGATTGACTATAGCACCTTTTACGCTTGTTTCAGTTCGTGCCTTATATTTCCTAATTTGGCTTTCAAGGTTGCGTTGTTCCATTGTTAAGTTTCTTTCTTTCCTGACCTTAACAAAGTCATAATGTCTTGGCGCAACTCCTTTGTAGTAAGCAATTAAATGATGCTGACAATTAAAGCTCAAGAATCCATTTTCACACGCTTGCTTTAATGAGTAATAAGGTTTGCCATCAATGTGCCCTAAGATTGTTTGTTGTGGTTTATGTCCTGGATATTCTCCCATTGTTCTTGATTCAATATTACCTAAATCATTTAAGAATATCTTTCCTTGCCACCATTGGCAGCGTTCAGAAGCATCAGCATGACTAGATGCAACAACAAATTTAATACCTTTAGAATCTAGTTTTTTTAGGTCCTCATTAATGTTCTTATACCTTGTTTCTATTTCAGCCATGTTTCGGATGGATTTATGTACTATAATTTCTTTACCATTTCTATTTTGAATCATAGTTGCGGATAGGCTACCATCTGCAATTCTATCGCTTACGCTAACAAGTGTTTTTGATATGTCATCCGTATAATCGTAAAGTCTTGATTGAGCTCCGCGCTCATACTCAATCATATAATCTCTTAAGTTGCTAGGTGTTGCTTGTGCTATGCCTAAAACCTCGTTTATCTCTTTGATATTTGCGTTTCCTTGCATCTTTTCAGTCACAAGGTTAATCTTATCAAGGGTTATACCTCCACGCTCCATTTTTAAAGGCTCGTTTGATTTCATCCTTGCGATTGTTTCTGCAATAGGTCCTATAGGTTCTTTCTTGTAAGTATTATTAAGCATACTAACAATAATTACATACTGCCTTAAAAATGTCTCTTTAAGTCCTTTCTTAGTAGATTCAATTAAGAAAAGACTAGCTCCCAATTCTTTAAGATTCTTTTCAGTGTCGGCTACAAGTACCCTAACAAGGTTTTTAGTAAATGCTTTAGTGTACCCTAGCATTACTGCTTGATTAAGTATCTCTTTAAGAGTAGTTGATGCTTGTTCTACTGCAAGTGTTACCTTATCTTCTTTCAAAGGTCATCACCTACCTTTTAGAAGTTATCAAATGTACTATCTACATTCACTTCATTTGCTTTAGTATCTTCATTGATCTTGTTTAGCTCATCTTGTATTTCATCATCTGTAAGGTCTGGATTCAATTCCTTTAATGCGCTAGAGCGTGAAATTAAGCCATTAGTGAACTTTTGAACTACAAGGCTACCGTTCTTAGTTGGATTCAAGATTGATGACATAGACCAACGAATAGCAATGTTTTGATTGATGCCGAATAGAGTTGCAACACATTTAATCATCTTGTTAATCTCATATTCGTTTAACTCTCTAAAGTCATCAACTGTTGCGCGAGTTATATCAGTCATTGAATTTATTTCATCATCCGTTCTTTGACCTGTCATTAATAATCTAGGGTCATAATCTAGGATTGAAATACCAACTAAAGCACATAATCTTCCAATGTCTCCATTTATTGATTGTTCCCATTGCTCAGCTCTTATATCAAACTGTACTGACTGAGGCTTGTTATCTTCTGCGCTACGTGTTGGATACTTAACAAGAATAGGATTTTTTACTTGCTGTTCCATACCCCATATAAAAGAGTTTGCAACGTTGCCTTGTTTGCCTGGTACAATACCCATTGCTTGTTTTTGAAACTCTGGGATTAATACTTGTCCTCTTCCTTGCTGCTTTTCAACTTCTCGACCTGTAAGACCATTTTCTAAAGATACGATTGTATCAGTAGCAATGTTAAACATAGTTTCTGGAATGTCAGCATCAGGGAATTTAAGATTTACTTCATTTTGTATTACCTCATAGCATCCTAAATCAATAAAGCCATCTAAAGGCTTTGTGACATTGAATTTAATGCCTATATTGTTGTATCTTTCCTCAATGTTAGCAGGTATAGTCTCTAGTATGATCCTTACTAGGTTATCACCTTGAGCATTTCCATAAGTACACTTAACGCATTCAAGCCTACTGCAAGGGATATGATTACTGTCATAGAATCTATGCTCTACTACGTTGTATTCATCACCATACTTAACTTGGTCGCGTTCAATAAACAATAAAGCATCTACAATCTCACCGAATGCATCCTTTTTAATCTTGTGTCTATAAAGATTGAAGCAATCCACAAATGCCCTTGAGTTGTTATCATCACCTTTGCGATAAACGACCATTAAGCTTCTTCCTGTTGCGTTTGCTTGATAGGATGCTTTCTTTAGTACCTTATTTAAGTACTGCTTAGGCAATCTAGCATCAATATTCTTTTCGCCATCACCGAGCGCTTGAAAGTAAACCTTGCCAACTGACTTTTGCACTTTGATAGACATTAATCTTGGTGCCGAGCCACTTGATAGATTAGTATAGTTTAGCTTTGTGAATCCTCTTGCGAATTTAGATGCAATAATATTGTTAGATACAGCCAAACGCTCTGCATCATCAAACATCATAATGAAGTCATCATAGTTGGATGCAGTTACTCTTTCAGTAGCACCCATATACGCACGCAGACTAACGCTTAATTGCGTGTTTTCACTTTCATAATCTAAATTAGCCATCTTCTCCTCCTTTTAGTAATATTGCCAATATAATGACTCATACTTAAATGCATCTATTGTATGGTCGTTGCCATCCTTTGGCTTGGATGTCTTACTATCCCACACCCAATTGGTTAATTCAATGAGTAATGGGTCATAGTCATTTATTATTACTGATGGGTTATCAGGGTCATGACAGCCATCATTGACTATGTATAAATAATCAGGTGTTCCTATAATTGAAATAATGCGTTGTGTATCTCTTAGTATGTCTTTAGATTCAACCTTAAACGCATCATATTTAGTCATAAATGAGATTTCATATAACAAGTCTTGAGTTAATGCAGCACTATCACCTGTGAACGTTATAATGCCTAAATTAAAGCATTCAAACTTATTCAACCAATAATCAACCCAACGCTCAATGATAAGCGCTACTTGACTATTAGTGTTACTACCTATTTGAGGGACACGCTCGAATGATGGCAATTTTACCATATGCCCTAAGGTAGTCTTTAAGGTGATAGTTACTGCAGTTGCATCTTTACCAGGAGAGATACCACTATCGCAACCAATGAATATATGATAAATACCCTCACGCTTAACCATTTCAAGCGCTCTATCAAGTGTGATTATCTTATCATCTGGTATATCGACTATAGCATTTTCCATTACAGCTCTTATACCCTCAATCTTTGCCTTATATGTTCTTGTGCCTTTCGGAACGTTATCAATAATCTTTTGCTTCTTCTCAGGTGTTAAGATAGGGTTATCATCCATCTTAAAGTACCAATGCACCCAACCCTCTTTTGCTTCTTCACTTAAAAGCTGCTTCATAATGGATTCAGGCTCATCATCTTTGTACTTGTCTAATGGTCTACAATGATTAATGTACTCTTTATAGATTGGCAATGTAGGATTGTCTGGGTTTAGTGTCATCATGATGTAATCACAACGCATTGCAAGTTCTCTTACAAGGTCCATATCAGCAGTATTACACTCATCAATTAGTCCACAACCATACTGACCACCTAGCACCTTTTTCCATCTAGCACTATCAGCATAGCCAAACAAGAATACAATCTTTAAGCCATGCAATGAATTGACTTCTAAATGTGGTAGGTTTGAATTCATATTGCCATTGGAATAGTACTTAACTTCTCTTTCTCCATAATAGTCAAGTATTCCCATTTCTTTTGTGATGATGTTCTTCTCAATAGTACCAAGATCAAGTCCGCTTATTACGTGTTGCATCTTCCTTGAAGCCTTAACTCTTAAAATAAACTTAATTGCACCTATTGTTGTCTTGCCTCCGTAGGTTTGACCCTCGAGACATTCAACATTGGTTTTAAGCTTTAAAAAATCTCTTTGTTTCTCACTTAAGAGCATTTTTATTTATGTTCTCCAAATAAATCTTCCGCAAGAGTATCGGCTTGTGACACTTCTACAGTTGCTTTGGCTTCAATTTGTGCTTGTGCTTTTATTGTTGCAGCATTCAATCCTGTTATGGCTGAGATGTTTCTAATTGCATCATTAATGGCTCGGTTGTCAACCTTTAACTCTTTACCTCTAACAAGTTGACCTGTCTTAGTGCAATACTCGCTTACTTCTCCTTTGGCTGCTCTTTGTATAACTTCCATTGATTTCATAACTAAAAATTCAGGTGTTACCTTTATAGCCTTGCGCATTTCTTCTTGCAGTTCATCGATACGCGCTAGTATGTAATCATTCGTAAGCAGCCTGTGGGCGTTTGCTTTAGCAGTGTCATATTTCACATTTGGATATGCCTTGAGGTATGCCTCAGTACCAATTAAACACATTACATATTCTTGACAAAATACTTCTTGTCTTGGGGTCAGCTTATGCGTTTTTTCAAGTTCTTTAAATTCTTTCTTTGCTTCTTCCATATATATACTTACATACCTCCTTTACTTTAATATTTAACATTTAGTAACTTATCATTTATTTAATAACTATAATACTTACTATTTATTTATATATTTATTATTAGTATCTAGTATTTACTATAGTATATATATTAATAATTATTATCTTGATAGTATATTATTTATACTTAAGTAATAATATGTACTATAAGTGAGATTAAACAAAAAAGAGCAGTCAACCGACTACTCTTTATTTGCAATCTCTATTATGAAGGATTGTGATTAAATAATTATTATAGTAAGAATATATTTTATAACTTTGACTTAAAATTAATCTAATTTAGGGGGTTACTAAATTATGAATGAACCTTATATTTTTTATTGGAGAGTACACTCTTACTATTAAATTATTCATCAATGGGATAGATAATCTATCTAATTATCTACACTATCATTATAGTTTAAAATGTAAACGACAATTTACGACAATTAAATATTTTCTAAATATTTCTTCATAATGTCTACAAGCCCCTCAATGCCTCTATCCTTGTACTCTGTAATTGTCCTATAAGCGTATTGGTACTCTTTAGCAATTTGAGATGCGCTCTTTAATCCAAAATATGTATCCTTTAAAACGCATTTATGGGTTTCATTTGGAAGTAAATCAATAAATCTTTTAACCTTGTCTCTATTGTCATAATAAGATGCTCTTATTGATTGTGATTCAATAGTTAGATTTTCAAGGTCCTTTTTTAAGTCGTGAATCTTAATATGTTTAAGGCTTGTCTTATCAGGTCTACCGCCTGTGTTCTTTCCCTCTTCTGATGGCTCTCTCCATTCGCTGCCAACAAATGAGGCTTCAAGGTACTTTATATCATTATAAATTTGTTCTTTTCTTTCTTCTAGTTCCTTGAGCTTATAAGAATACTGATTCAAGTGCCTTAAGCATCTTCTTACACATGATTTAGTTTCTTCTATTAAATCTTCTTTACTTACATTAAAAGTATTAATTATATATAATACTATATCATTTAATACTTCTTTATTATTCTTTATTATTAAGTCTAGTTCTTTTGCTCTCATTTTGTTTCTCCCTCGTAATGATCATCTCAAGTGCAGTGCCATAATCCATTAATTTCAAGATAACATCCTTGTCATCATCAGATAATTTGTCACAAACCTTAACAACACTTTCAATTAATTCATCAGTGTTGTATTCCTTTTGCAATTTCTTTAATTCATCTTTCATTCCTCTACCTCAACTTCTCTATCTAAATTCGGTAATAAATCGTTTGTAATATCGTAATAATCAGTGCATAAGTTGATGTCAAATAGAAAGCAATCATAGCAAGTTTTTTTAGAAGCTTGGTGTTTTTTACAATGATTAACTAAATCTTTTAATTTTATCTCGCCTATTGTCTTTTTCATATCTACTCACTCTTATCCTTACTTCCCTAATCTTTTTATTTTCTTTACTTTTACAAGTTTATATTGATAAGCATTATCTTCCTCATCAATTAAGCAATCAGTTCTTGAAGAATATGGTGTATTATTAGATACACCTGCCCAATGATAATAAAATCTTTGTAATTTATCTCCAAACATATTTCTTATGTCTTTGCCTTTACCATCATCTTGTGCGATACACACTCTAGGTGCTTCTTCATTTTTACCAACAACAATATAAATTCTTCCAATTTTATCTTTAAATATTTTCATATCAATTCTAAATCTCCTTTATCATTTAGTTTGGCTACATAGATTAAGCCTTTGTCAGTCCATATTGCACCATAGAGCTCATAATCGTTTTTACTATCATACTCGTTAGAACACCATTCTTTACATTCCTCATAAGTCCAATGTCCTCTAGGCACAAAAGTATGTGGTAACCTACTTACGTTATCTTTATTTACAAACTCATCGCACAATTCTTCTATTGTATCGGCTACTTTGTAGTTTTTCAATAATGTTTCTTCATCTATTGTTATTTCACAAGTATAATCACTATCTTTTACGATATACTTATCTACACCTTTTCTTAATAAGTCAACCCTCTCTTTAGTTCTTATAAATTTACTCATATTATTCACTCTTATCCTTCACATTCAGTTTCTATTCTTGCAATTTCTTCGCCATCTTTAATTGCTATAATAGTTATTTGATTTGTATAATAACCATTTTGAACAGAATAGCAAGGAACGAAATAGCCATTGATTCTAAAACCATATTCACACTTTTCTAAATAAAGTGTTTCAGCATTTACACTTTTATCTTCGAAAAAGCCTGTATCGCATAATGCAGACCAATCAGCATAATTATAGCAATCGTTTGGTCCATCATTTTCATCGCCTTCGAAACTTATTTCAGTTCCGTCCCATAAATGTAGATTGTCATCATTTGCTTTATCATAATAGCTTTTATTTTTTATTGTTAATCCTCCCAATAATGCTGTCATTTTCATATTATTACCTCCTAATTGACTAAATTTTTAATTTTTAATTGCTTTATGTACTCTCTTAACTTGTTGCCACTCATACCTATCCAATCACTTAATGAATAAGCATCTCTGGTAGGTGTTTCAATCTCGTTAATAACATACCATTCTTGATAACTGATAGCGTAATGATGGCTACCAATAGATATTATTAAGTACTCTATCGGTTTCCCATCTATGCTTGAATTTTGGATATAGTTATCGTGGATTGTGCAACCTTTTAGCTCATGCTTTAATTTATCTTGAATTGTCATTTTCTTCTAACCACATTTTTACTTTTTGATATTCTTCTTCATCAATTGTACCCCAAAAATAATCTCCATCATAATTCTTTTGTGCATTTGGCTCTAAACCTTTATTTTCAAATATCTTTTGCAAGATAAAAGGCTTGTTCCTTAATATTTCTAATACTTCTAATTTTTCTTTATTTGTCATTTTTTCGCTCCTTTTTTCAAATTTTGTAGTAAAAAACTACATTTTCTATAAAAAAATGCCATTTTTTATAATTTTTTTTACAACATACGCAATTTATATTTGCGTTTGTCCTAATATTTTCTTTAATAAATCAAGTTCTTTTTCATCTTCTATTTCTTTAACAGTCATCCATAAATCATCATAAAAAATAGCTTTTACTTGTAAATAATTATTAACTAACCTTAAATATGGCTTTAATATCTCAAGTACCTTATCTTGCTCTTGTGCTTTTAGTAAGGCTTGTTTAATAATTAAATAATCATTGTGGTATGGATTTGCAATAGTAAGGTCTCTATTAACTTTAATTTCAGTTTCAATAATAATCTTTGTTTTTATACGTTCTAATGCTTCTAATTCCTTACTCATTGCTCAACATCTCCTTTAAAACAACTCTTCTGACTGGTGTAATAGCCTATTTTTTTAAAGTAATCATCTCTATATTTTATTGCTTCTTCCAACGAACTAAAACTCTTTGAAATCTTATTTCCGTTTGTCATAAACTTAAAAATATATTTTCTTCTTTGCTTATAAATATGATGTCCTAATTCGTTGTTAAAATTTGTTCTTTTTAAAGAAATTTCACGTTTTTTCTCATTACTATGTTTATAATTGTAAGGTCTAGTATCATAATTAGGTTTTGAATGTTTTGAATTTTCTTTGTAAGTAACCCATTCTAAATTATTTACATTATTGTTTTGAGGGTTGTAATCAATATGATTTACACAAGGTTTATTTAATGGATTTGAAATAAATGTAATTGCCACTATTCTATTAACCCTAACATATTGAAATTTTTTAGTTGTGTCATTTTTTATCCAAACATACAAATATTTACCATTTAATTTTTGCTTTAAAATTAAATTCGTTTTATTGTTTTTTATGTTTCCAAAATTAGAAACACTATAATTTTTATAATTTTGTATTACTTTCCATTCTTCTATCATTTTGGCATCATCTCTTTCAATATACGTTTGCGACATTCTATTGTCTTTTCGCCATTAAGAATTTTACATAACCATTCAGGGCGTATTGAGATAAGGACATATTTTTCACCTGTGTTTTTATCATAACAATACATCATATTTTGTGGAGCTTTGGTAATAGGTGTATCAATAGTCGCACAATGGATTTCATTTTTACCATATTCACAGTTTGAGCATTTACCAAATTGGCATCGCTTTGTAATATAATCACTTAATTCTCTTGGTTCATCAAAAATATGTAAGTTCTTAATGTGGATTGCATGACCTTTTTCGCCTTTTAAGTAATCATACATTTGTTTATCGGTTAAGCAACTTTTGTCTAATACTCTTAAATAATATCTATTGCATACAAATTTTGCACTTCTATAATTTATTTCCTCAACCTCATAATCACATTCAGCTGCGATTTTACCATTAAGTTGAAAATTTTCATCATTTTCTGTTCTTTTATAACTACACCTATAACCTTCAAAAGAATTATCAATCTCCATAAGTGTTCTAGGTATTTGTTTAAATTCTAAATAAGGTTTTGCCTTTGTACAATATAGTAATAGTTTCATTATCCTTCCCTCCAAAATTTCCATTTTATATAATCATCTAGTATACTTTCAACAGGCTTAAATTGGTCTAATACCAAATCTATTCTTCCGTTCGTAGCTGCTACAAATGTATTAAGCGCAATTAAAGCCAACTTATAGGAAGTGAATATATCACCTTCTAATTTATACTTACCAATGTGAAAGTCTTTTAAAAGACAATCTACAATATTTGAGCGCTCTTCATATATCTTCCAGGCTTCTTCTTTATCCTTTTGCGTGATTACTGCGTTGCCAAATAGGTCTTGCTGAATCATATCATCACCGCCCTTTGTTCTTGGCTAAAGTAATTGATCATCTGTAGCATTGTGAATTCATAATCTGTAAAGCTGTCAATTATTCTTTTGCTGTTTGCTAGGAATGCTCTTCTTTCTCCGTACTTATGAATTTTTAACTTATAGAAAAAATAATATTCTCTCCTATCTCTCCACCACTCATTAAAGGAATATTCTTTGAGGTTTGGATTCGGGTTTATTATTTCGTTGCCATTCTTCACAAAGTCAATCCATTGCTTCTTTTCTTCTTCGCTATGGAATGTTAAATAATGCTGTTGCTCTTTTGTATTGTATTCATATTTTTCAAAATCGGCTCTAGTACCATCAGCGTTATACCAACTTATAGCACAAGCTGGAGCGCATAGCTTTTCTTTTAATAAGTCGTTGATTCTAGGAAATTCTACAATGTAATCATCTTTAACTGCTACAAATACCGAATAATCATCTGGAGCGTTATCATATTTATGCTTTAATGAAAATATTGTTATAAGGTCATTTTGAAAATGGTATGTAAAACTTGAATATAATTCTTTAAAAAATATCAATTGTTCTTTAGGCTCTATTGAATATCTAAAGTCGCCATCACCTGAGAACTCCGAATCAAGCACTATGTTGAAAAACATTTGATTGTAATAATCGGCTTTAAATTGCTTTTTTATGTATTCCCTATAATCTTTATCGGTGTATTTATTAACTTCAATTTTAGGCTTATTTAGCACTTCCTCGTACGTAAATAAATTCCACTCCATTATCTAATCACTCCTTATCTTTATAAAAAATCGAAAATGCTCATTTGACCATTTGATTCTTCTTTTTCTTTTTGCAACTGTTCATCCATATACTTAAGCAATGATTCGTGATTATTTTGGCTTTGTTCTATAAAGTCATAATACACATCATTATACCTAGTCATATATGAATTAAATCTTTTATCTGTGTTTTTAGGATGATCATATTCTAGGCTGTTGGCAATCCAATAATAAGTATCTTTTTTTACCTTTAGCCTATGAATATAATCAACACAGTTATTCAAATCATTTTTATATAAAATTTTGTTTTCGCTTATTACGTAAAACACAATATCACTTTCCTATTTTAGAAAATCAAATAAATCTAATTGCCCTTGTTCTTTTCTCTTAATATCTTCTTGACTAACACCATCTAATAAGTTAACTGCCTTGTTATAAAAATCTTTTTCAATCTCGAATCCATAACTTGGGCGTTTCATATTTCTTGCTGCTATTAGTGTGCTACCACTACCAGCGCAAGGGTCAATTACTACATCGCCCTCATCAGTAAATATTTCAATAAGTCTTTCTAACAAAGGTACAGGCTTTTGTGTTGGGTGTATCTTCTCGGTCTTAGTATCTTTAGTCCATTCCATCCAATTAAAAACCATCTTCCCCCCCCCGTTGAATTTAGGGAGTTTATCTCTATAGAGAACTACAGCATATTCAGTAGCTCCTACTATTTTCATATTTGCTTTCAATACTTGAGCCGAAAAGTTTTTGATAAAAATTAAAGGATAACTTTTAACAAGCCCATGTTTTTTAGCTTCCTCAATAACCATATTCATTTGCTCAAAGGCACAAAATACAATCATTGCAGGTGCTTTATTTGGCTCTTTTGGCTCTTTCTTTAAGTATCTAGTACAAAAATCAAAGAAATTATTTATTTTAAAATTTTTATCAGTTTTAAAGAATGCTTTTCCTGCTAGTTCAGATTCACCATTTTTATTATCTCCATCCTTATACCAACTTGGATTACTTGCATAAGCATTATTTCCTAAATTGTAAGGAATGTCTGCAATGATAAGCTGTGCATGAGGTATGTTATATCTCTTTGCATTCTCGAAGTGGTCATTGTAAAGCTCACACTTTAATTTACTTGTGAACTCTTGACCGTTAAATTCCTTTGTTACATATACATCATTTATTCCCATATTATTATTGTGCCTCCTGTTTTATCTTTGAATATTCAGTTCTATATCTCCTAAACAAGTCTTTAATATAGTCCCTAACTTCAATAAATAAGTCATAATCGCTTTTTATTTCTTCAATGTTGAAATTATCCTCGTTATATTCTTCATTGAATCTAAATATAATTTCATGAGGATTAAATACAATTTGATAAGCACTAAATTCGTGCCATTCCTCGCGATTAGGATAATTTGAATCATTGACACATTTGGATTCAAACATTGTGATTGCTATTTTCCCTTGCTTGCTCCAATGAGTTAAATAATGCTCATTGCTTAAAATGAATTTACGTTCTTTTAAATACTCGTATAATTCAGTTTGGTATTTTTTATGTAATTCATCAAGTTTAAAATACTTGTTATCACTAAATAAATCTAATGGCATTTTTATGCCCTCCTTATTGTACCCTTAATATGAATCCACCATCTGCGCTTGATACAATACAGCTCTTAAATCTTGCTTTTACGTACTTTTGTATTTCTTCAAGATGGCTTATATAATTCTTCTTTGATATGTAGCAGTTATGATACTTTAGCAATGTACCGCTAAAGTAATCCGCAACCCATTCTATTTTTTCAAGGCTTGGATTAATATATATATCTGCAGCGTGGCATTGTTTGCACACTTTTGTATTTATAAATGCTCTTATACTCTTAGTCTTACCACATACTAAGCATGTATAAGTTTCTTGTGAACTTCCTTTTAAATTTCCCATTGATGAATAATTCCCAATTTTAATTGTTTGCAGAATGAGATAGATTAGAGAGCAATATAATTAATAGGTGAGGTCTTTCCTTTCTTCTTTCTTCCTTTCAAATTTACTATCTGCATCTAATCCTTGATAGCATATACCCTTGCTATCTCATAAGCCCTATTGTCATCGAATAACTATGCTTATGTTTATGATGTTAAACATTTAATGAATTTCGTATTTATTTGTTTTTGAGTTAATTAATTATTTTTATCCAAAACGTTCTACTACGATGTCAATTACAATGAGCTTGGGCGTTTACTAGGCTACGTGATTTTAATGTTTAAATTGGTGTTTCCTTTCTTTAGTTTTTGGTCGTGTAGCAGTGACCTATATTTTTCTAGTAAACTATATACTAACTATTTCTAGTTTAGTAACAATATATCTTTGTCTATGTCTATTAGGCTAACTTGTCCGTTTAATAATAACTTCTTAGTTGTCTCTTTAGACTTAGACAATGCATCTTGATAATCCTTTTTGATTTGATTTATAACAAATGGATCACCGCTATAATTTTTAAGTTCTGGGATGTACTCCTTAACAACTTCTTTTAGTACAGGATACTTATCAAATGCTTCAAGCCATTGCTTAGTTGACTTTTCATAATTTAAACTGTAGCGTTGATTAGTTAGTCTTATGTATGCTATAGCCTCTTCTACATTAAGTTCATCTTTAATCTCTACTTCTTGGATTAGTTCCATTGGAGAGTTAGGACCAAACTTAGGATTGTGAGCTGCATAATTTTTAACTAACAATTCAAATTCTTTGTAAGACATATTCTTGAATACATCTAACCATAACGCAAACTTCAATTGGTTGTTTAAATCAAAGTTGTAATTGTTATACATAGCATTTAATAGAAGTATGCCTTGTATCATTTCTTTATTAGTCATTAAGATTCCTCCTTTAACATTTGTTGCATATACTCTGGTAACTCTTCTACCGAGTTATAAGATTGTTGCTTAGTATTATTATTTCTATTTAAGTAGTTAACCCATTTATTGCCATTTTCCAAGAATTCGGGTAAACCATTAGACCTAGTTAAGAATTCTATTAAAGTCCACTTATAAGAAAAGAAATAATTTTTATCGTGGTACATTTCAGCGTAGTGCTTAATTGCATGTCCTACTTCTTCTTTAGAATATAGTTTTAAGGTTTTATCTAAGACTTTTATAAGCTCTTGTGTCATATGCTTATGCACTACAATCTTTTTAGAGTTCCAATAGTCAAAAATTTGTTTGTATAGACAGTCCTTTTCAGATTCAGGAAAGGACAATATATTATTATTAATATTATTAATATCATTATCATTATCATTATCATTATCATTATCACAAACGACTTCGTTGCGACTTCGTTGCGACTTCGTATCGATTTCACTTCGTTTTTCTTCTTCTTTTTTACGTTTACGTTCTTCATTGATACGATTAGTTCTTTCACATTGTGCTTCATACTTCTTAAGGTCACGCTTTAAAGTATCTTGTGCCATCATACAAGCAATCATTACAGCTTGGTCTTGTGGGAATTGTGGGCTTTCATCATTTGTATATGAAAGCATCCAATCAAGCCACATTCCTTTTTGCTCTAGGTTTAAACCATCAAGCCAACGTTTCCAGGAAGTATAAATGATAAAGCTCTTTTTATTCTCCGCCATAGCTCCAAACACCACCATTCTTTTTACAAACGAATGTAGGTATCTTAAATGTTCCGTAAACTAAACCACCCATAACAGCACCATTGCCAAATGTATCACTCATGTGTATTAAGTAAATTTCTTTACACTTGGATAAATCTTGTTTTTTTAAAAAATTGATTGTACCATTTAAACCCATATGAGTATTTATTTGTCTTACTGCTCTTGAATAGTTTGGATTACTTTTATCATCTAATGTATCTTGTATACTTTCTTCTAAATAATTACATTCAACTAAAATTTGCGAAAATTTGAATTTTTTAAGCGACCACCTACAAATACTAAAGTCGGTAGCATAAAGTAAAAATTCTTGGCAATATTGAATGATTAACGCACAATTGTGACAATCTCCATGCTCGATTGGTAGTGTCCATATTTTTATTGGTCCTATTTGCTTTGGTCCTAAAGGCTCTGTAAGATACTTTCCATATAATACCTTTACGCCTCTAGCCTTTAGCTTATCAATGCTTTTGGAATGGTCTTTGTGCTCATGTGAAATAAAACAAAATAATACATTATTTAGATTCACAGATGATGTTATTTTTTCAATCTTGATACCTGCATCAAGTATTACATAATCATTGCCACATTGGACCAAGTAGCAATTGCCACTTGACCCTGTAGCTAAACAAGTTACTTGCATCATTCTGCATCATTGATCCAATCGTTATCTTTTTCTTCTTTGTTATCTTCGAATGGCTGTTCTTCTCCAGATGATGCTTGTTCGTTTGCGACTGCTTCAATAGAATTGTGCTTACGTTCATTTGTAGGCTCTTCGTTAAATTCTTCTGGAATATATGTGTTGTTGCTAAATGCGTTAGGGAATGCCTCTCTTAATGCTTGTGCCTTAGCAACCTTTACAATCATAAATACTGGTCTTGTAGCCCAATTTGATGAAGGCTTTCCATCCTTGTATTTACAGTTCTCTTCAAACATTGCATAAGTTTTTGGTGAATATGCTCTATCTTTTCTATGAACTACACACCAAGCACCAAGTATCTTTTCTCCAGGAAGTAAATAATCTCCTTCACGCTCCCTTACTTGTCCTGTTTTATCAAGGAATAATACACCTTTTTCTAATCCATCAAAATTAGGGTCATTATCGGCTGCCTGTTGTAATACTTTGTAATCAATAATGAATGTAGCAGGAGCTGTGCCATATTTAATAGCATAAATATCTTTTAAAAATGGATTTAAACCATAGTTCTTACAAACTGCACTAAAATATTGAAATTCTTGAGTTGTTAGGTTTAAGCCTAAATACTCATTCATTGTATTTTTATTAAACTCAATTGCTTCACCACTTTTAGATACATAGCTTATATTAGTACTTGTAACTGCTACTGCAGTACTTGGGTTAGGCTGTGCCTTTGGCTCTTCATAAGCATTTGGATTGTAGGCTGTACCTACTGCTTGACCTCTGTTTGATAACTGACCTATCAAGGCTGATGCCTCCGCCATTGAGATTGCATCAGTATCTCCTTGAAAACCTAATCTTTTTAATGCTGCGATTTGCTTATCGCTAGCTTTTGTAGTATATGAATTGTTTTGCATATTATTTAATCTCCTTTATTAATCTAAAATTTCTAATTTAATTGTTGTATCAGTATCATTTACTCTAGTACCGATTAATTGAATATTTGTTAAATGCTTAATCGCATCTATAGTATCGATTCCCTCTAGTCTATCAACTAGGATTGGTAATTGGTTATCGCTTGCGCCTTGTTCTTGTGCAATTCTTCTGCAAGTCTCTATAAATGAAATACCAACCTTAATTTTATCTGCAGTGTTTAGGTCCTTGAATGGAACACCATCAACTGTCACATAGCAAACCTCTTTGATATCATCATTTGTTAAGTTTTCTTCTAGCATTACAAAGTTGAATCCTGTGATTGCTTTTGCTTTGTCATTGATCATTGCAATCATTGTACGAATTACATCATTAATCTTGTTAAGTGCGAACTCTTTATCGTTAAG